TTTCTCGTTAACCAATTCCGCAGGAGCCGTAGGAGCCGGCTCCCGCTGCTTCCTATGTGCTTCCTAAAATCGGGTGATCCGTGAAGCTGAAGCTCGATACCAAGACCGTACCTGGCCTCGTGTTGAAGCCCGGGCAGGGTGAAGCGTTCGTATGGGACGCCGAGCTCGCGGGCTTCGGGCTGCGGCTGCAGGGGCGCCGGCGCACCTATGTTGCGCAGTACCGCGCCAACGGCCACACCCGACGCGTCACGCTCGGTAGCACCGAACGGCTCTCGCCGGCGCAGGCACGCGATGGCGCACGCAAGATCCTCGCCCGTGTCGCGCTCGGAGACGACCCTCAGGACGAGAAGGCCGCGCGGCGAGCCGCAGCCGAACGGACCTTCCGCAAGGTGGTTGATGTCTATCTCGCGACCAAACAGGACAAACTGCGGCCGGCCTCCTACAAGGTCACCAAGCTCTACCTCACCGGCCCCTATTTTCGTCCGCTGCATGCACGCGGGATCGGCGAGATTGAGCACCCCGATGTCGCTGCCCGACTCTCCGCCATTGCCCGCGCGCATAGCACGCACACTGCGGCCGCCGCGCGCCGGCATCTCTCTGCCCTGTTCACCTGGGCAATGGAGGAGGGTTGGGTCAAACAGAACCCGGCGGTCGGCACCCGCAATCCGGGTGAGGCCAAGCGGCGCACGCGGGTGCTTTCCGACGGAGAGCTGGCCGCGGTCTGGAACGCCTGCAACGGCGACGACGATTTCGGCCGCATCGTTCGGCTCCTGATCCTGCTTGGGAAGCGGCCACAGGAAGTCGGCGGCATGCGCGCGGGTGAATTCGACCTCGAGGCCAAGACCTGGGAGTTGCCCGAGGAGCGGTCAAAGAACGATAAGGCCCACCTCATCGACTTGCCGCCGCCGGCGCTGAGGATTGTTCGCTTGGCGTTCCCATACGGCGAACGCGATCGCTTGTTCGGCACCCGGTCGATGCGTGGTTTCACCGAATGGGCCCATGGCAAGGACGCGCTCGAGCGTCGTCTCGACGGCAAGGTGAAGCCGTGGCAGTTGCGCGATCTCCGTAGGACGGTTGCCACCCGCATGGGTGACATCAAGGTCCATCCGCACGTGATCGAGGCTGTGCTCAATCACCATAGCGGTTACCGCGCCGGTACCGCCGGCATCTATAACTGTTCCCCGTACAGGGATGAGGTGAGGACGGCACTAATCCGCTGGAGCGAGCACGTGCTGGCGCTGGTTGAAGGACGCAAGAGCAACGTCGTAGCATTTCCCGCCTGACGTAAGTCGGGCCGGCCGACGGTAGCACGCCGAGCCGACCCATCCGCGAGCCATCGAGTGCCCAATGGCTGGGACTGGTGCGGACGATACCACACCTGATAATTGGCGCCTGGCCGGCGATGAGCTCGCCTTTGTCGCCCAATATATCCAAATTGAGCAAGCCAAAGAGTTGCTCCTCGCTGCCCCAACTGTCCATGGTGTCCGCTGGCTTTGCGCCTGCGTTAGGGTCAATGAGAAGCGCGATTATCAAGCTAGTCCACCGCTAGAAACGTCGCCCGCAGCTGCCCTCCTTTTCTTCTGGCGCCGTGACGAGGACACACGCTTTGATATGGATTGGCCAGCCAACTGCGCGTATCGCGTGGGGCCGGTCGTAAGACTCGGCTTGGACGGTAGGGGTAACAGCTGGCCGATCGTTGACGCGCGCGCATTGAGCGAATGGACGGCGACCCTGGTCCGCTACCATCACGGTGACGTCGTGAACATGTTGGTGAAGCTGGGGCTCATACCGCAATCGCCAGCTCCACCGCCAGAGCCCACTCCGATTGCGCCACAGATCGAAGCCGCGCCGGCGGCGCCGGCCTCTCAAGACAATCCAGAATCGGAGTTACCCTCTGCGACCGTCGTGCCAGCCCTCGCGACGACGCCGACGACGAGGTTAGGTAAGCAGGAGCGATTGATTACGGAGGTGGCGTTAGAGATCTACGGAGAAGACCTTCCGCTGCTTACCCCAACAGAATTGCAGCAAGCCATCGAAGCCCGGCAAAAGGCCAAGACGCTGAAGACACAGCTCCCTCCGCACTGGGTCCCGTCCTGGGACGCGTGCAAGCGCTTTTTGCAGAAGAGGGGTAAACTCCGGCTCCGCTGACGCGCGGATTTTCCGTATTAAGTCCGTATTAGATCCGCATTAAGTCCGTGTTTAGTTCGCGCGGAAGGAATCTATCCGCACGCAAACCTAACGCGGATAGATTCATGCCGCTTTGAGTCGCGTGCACATTCCCAAATGCGCCGCTCGCGCCTATCGTGCAGCATGAGGCGTAAGGAGGTCGCCTAGCAGTGAGCATCGACGATTTCGGCGAGAGGCCGCCGTCGTGGCTCGAGCTCGAATCAATAAAGCCGATGTCGGTGGCTGGGAAAATCACTTCGCTATCTCCCGACACCCTGAGGCGAGAATACTCAGAGTACGTTGTTCAGCTTAGCCCACGACGGACTGGCATGAAATTGCGGGACGCTCTGGCCATCGCGGCCGGCAAGGCGCGCCGAACCTAAAACCTGACCTTTTGTACGCGTGCGTAGCTCCGCCGGTAGCGATCGCTGCCGCGCGACCGGGGGAGTTTTGTGTCTCAAAACGGCGGAGCGAGGGAGGCGTCGTTGCTAGCGACGCCATCCCCAAAGGGTCTCTCCGGGACGGAAGGATCCTCGGCCCCAAGGAGGGGCTAAGACTATGCAGATAAATAATGGAAATACCTCCACCGTCAAGTCGCTCGTCACGGAGACGGCCGACGTGCAGTCACTCCTGCACGCCCGCGTCAACGGCAACGGGGACGTCGTCGAGGAGCCGGCGGTCACGTTCGTCGCCAAGCGCTACACCAACGGCTGTGCCAAGCCGCGGCATACGCACACCGGCCCACAAATCGTGGACGATGTACGTCTCGCCGTGTTGAGGGCCGAGAGCGCCGTCTACCTCATCGACACCTTGCACATCACGGTAGCCGAAGCGGCCAAGCGGACGAACAGCAACGCGGCGTATATCGGGGCGTGGCGGTTACTCCAGCAAAGCGGGGACGTCCAGCTGATGGAGGACGTGCGCGCGGGCTGCATCTCCCTGTTGGCCGCGGCGAAGTTGGTCAAGCCGTTGGTCGAGATGAAAGCGGCGTTCGAGGCCGCCAAGGCCGTCAATCCGGTGGGCATCATCGACTTCTTCAAGACCGCCGAAGTCAAGAGCTTCGCCACCGCCGCCGAGGTGGTGACCGCGGAGGAGCATCTCAAGGCGGCAGTCGCCGAACTCGGCATCTACGGGACGTTCGACTACCTCGCGGCCATGGAGGAGAGCGAACAACAGCGCGTGGCGCGGGACTACCCCAATCTCAACACCGCCGTCGACACCTTGTTGGACTCGACTGCGTGATTGCTGCTGACGCGCCGGCTGCGAATGCAGCCGGTTCCGTCTTACCAAACCGCCGTACGCGACGGTTTCGTAAGACGGACAAAAAGAACCAAGGAAGACAACGTGAATATCCGCGAGCGCCTGCTTCCCGGAAGAGCACCACGCTGTAAAGGCGGCGGCCGACTCCGGGAAGAGCGATCTCCCACCTTCGTCGCCACCTTCGCCGACGGTAAGGTCACGCGCATGACCACGTTTCAAAAGACCAAAGCTCTGGATCTCGGCCGCGGCGTACGTCTCGCACGCGCGGCATACGAGTCGCGGATGAAGAAGGCTCCGCCGTCAATTGTTGAAGCGCATTACGAGCGCGATGGCGAAGTCCTCGAAAGCTATGAGCGTGAACAGTTGGATACCGTGCCATGACTAGCGGCCGCGCCATGAAGATCATCACCGCAGATGAAAGGCGTGCCGAAAAGAGCGGCCCGAAAATCTTAATCGTGGGCCCGAGCGGCATCGGCAAAACCAGTTTGCTCCGCACCCTGAACGCTGAAACGCTCGCATCAACGCTGTTTGTCGATATCGAGGCTGGGCATCTTGCCGTGAGTGATGTTCCGGTTGCGAGCGTGCGCCCGCGCACATGGAACGAATGCCGCGATCTCGCCTGCGCCCTCGGGGGTCCCAATCCGGCGTTGCCGGCGACTGCTTGCTACAGCGAGGCGCACTTCAGTGAGGTAACGAAGAGCCCCGAGCTCGCGCAGCTTGCGTCATATAAAACCCTTTTCATCGACAGCCTGACCGCCGCAGCCCGGCTTAGCTTTGCGTGGGCGGAGTTACAGCCGGAAGCGACCAGCGATCGCGGGCGCAAGGATTTGCGCGCGACCTACGGGTTGCACGCGCGCAGCATGCTGGGTTGGCTCAACCAATTACAGCACGCGCGCGAGCGCACTGTCGTCTTCGTGGCGGTGCTCGAGAAGAACGTCGACGACTTCAACGTCGCGACCTGGCAGCCACAGATAGAGGGTGGGAAAACCGGGCGCGAACTGCCGGCGATCGTCGACGAGATCATTACGATGGCCTGGGTCGACTTTGGCGACCGCAAGCCCGTACGCGCATTCGTATGCACAAACCCCAATAAGTGGGCCTATCCGGCCAAGGATAGAAGCGGCCGGCTCGAACAGTTTGAGCCGCCGAACCTTGGCGCGCTGATCGAGAAGCTAACCGGTCCCGGTCAGCGCAAACCATTCACCATCGTTCCACCCGAGCAACCCGCTTAAACATAGGAGGTACATCATGCCCACGACTACACCGATGCTCCGCCGCAGCGATTCGAGCCGATCCCTCACGGCACCATCGCGCCGTGCGTCCTACACCTTCGCCCCGGCGGTGTCGGCGAGGATGGCATGCTCAAGCGCAGCGCAAAAGGCGACTGCGAGATGCTCGACGCCGTGCTCACCGTCGTCGATGGACCGTACAAGGGTCGTAAGATCTTTGAATACTGGATCCTGGCGGGCACCACCGACGGACACGCCGAGTCCGTGAAGATTAACCACGGCACGCTCAGAGGCATTCTCGATTCCGCACTTGGCCTCAAGCCCGATGATGCAAGCCCGCAAGCGCGTGCTGCTCGCACGGTCAGCCTCAAAGATTTCGAAGGCAAGACCTTCATCGGCAAGATCGGCGTCGAGAAGGGCAAGCCGAAAAACGACGGCAGCGGCGAAACCGGGACGCTACCGCTGCCGCCATCGCGGGTGCGCGTGGGGTCGTCCAGATGGACGGCCCCATCCCGCCCGGCACGCCGATCGGGCGGCTCAGCGATACCGAATGGGGCTGGATCGTCGCCCCGATCTTGTTCGCCTGGATCGGCGTGCGAGCTCAGCAGGCTGCCGCAGAGCAACTCGACACCGAGCGCACCATCAGGATGGTGGCACTTGATCCGCAGCCATGGGACGCAGGTGCGGTGGCGGCGATCTTGCCCGACCTGGCAAATGCCTGCCCCGATATCGACTGGTCGCAACCGATCGCGGTGTGGCCGCGCGAGACCATCATCGAATTTCTGCTCAAGGCGATGCCGCTGATCCGCAAGGCCATGATCGCGCGCGATACGAGCGAGCGCGGCGTCACGAGGAAATCGAGCGCAAGCGCAATCGCGCGCCAGGCCAATGCCGCAGCCGGCGGGCCGCTGATGACACCCGACGAGTTCAACGACGAGATTGGCCTTTAGGGAGAGGCAAATGGGTGACATCACCAAGATCGAATGGACCGACAGCACGTTCAATCCGTGGATTGGGTGTCAACACGTGTCGCCCGGCTGCGAAAACTGTTACGCCGAGAAAGAGAACGCCTTCCGCAAATGGACCGCCGGCGGAGATTGGGGACCGAAGGCAGAACGCCGGCGCACGTCCGCCGCCACCTGGAACAACCCGCGGCGCTTGAATGCCAATGCACCAGCGTTTGCGCGTGCGTATAACCGCCGGCGCCGCATCTTCTGTGCCTCGCTCGCGGACGTCTTCGACAACCAGGTACCGGAGGCGTGGCGCGCCGATCTCTTCCGTCTCATCCGTGAGACGCCTGAACTGGATTGGCAGGTGTTGACGAAGCGCCCGCAGAATATCGCCAAGATGCTGCCACCTGACTGGGGCGACGACGGCTATGCCAACGTGTGGCTCGGTACGACGACCGAGGATCAGGAACACTATGAGCAGCGCTGGCCGATCCTGGCGCGCGTTCCGGCGGTGGTTCACTTCGTGAGTTACGAGCCCGCGTTAGGGCCGCTGACGCCGACGCCCTCGAACGGGGTCTTGCCCGACTGGATCATTTGCGGCGGCGAGAGTGGGCCCGGCGCGCGCATCATGGACGCCGCCTGGGCGCGGCGCATCCGCGACCACTGTCGTGATCTGGGCCTGCACTTCTTCATGAAGCAGATGACCGGCAAGAAGCCGATCCCAGCCGATCTACTGGTGCGGCAATTTCCGATGGGGAAAGGGCTCTAGGCACAGCGCTTAAAGCAGCAGCGATGCGATGCTTAACCTCAACCGCGCTAATCTATCGATCGAGCCGATCAACGGCGCGATCAACGATGCCATCGAGCGCGCCGCGGCGACGGCGGCGGAGCTGCCACGCCCCTATTTGGGCGCGTCGATCGTCGGACACGACTGCCTGCGCCGCATCCAATTTGACTGGTGGTGCAAACCCGTGCTCGCGGCCAGGACGCGCGAGATTTTTGGTCGGGGACACTATTTCGAGGAGCGAACGCGCCGGCATCTCGTGGCTGCCGGTTTCAAATTTGCACCGCCCGAGGCGCTAGCGTTCACCGCCGCAAACGGTGCGCTGCGCGGCCACGCCGACGGCATCATCATTCACGGTCCCGACCTGTCGGGCGCCTATCTGATCTATCCCCTGATCTGGGAGTGTAAAGCAATCAACGCCAAGAATTGGCGCGCGCTGGAACGTGACGGTCTCGAAAAGACCTTCCCGCAATACGCCGCGCAAGTGGCGCTCTATCAGGCTTATCTCAACATCACCAATCCCGCGTTGTTCACAGCCATGAACGCCGACACCTGTGAATGGCTGCATTTCTTCGTGTCGTTCAACGCCGAGCGCGCGCAGTTTTGGTCTGATCGCGCCGTCAACATCATCGAAGCAACACGCGCGGGCGAATTGCTGCCGCGCGGCTATGACGACCCATCGGATTGGCATTGCCGAGTTTGTTCTCATCGCGAGCGGTGCTGGAGGTAAGCATGAGCGCACTCGACCCCATCGCTGTCATCGCCACAACGCTGGACGAGATGGCCAGGGTTATCAACGAGCTTGGCTTTCGGCGTCAGCCCGGAGAACTAGCGTGGCCGGAGCTTGAGCCAGCACTGAAGGTGTTGACAGACGTAATCCGGCAGCGCGCCGAACTGACTTTCAATGGCTGTTACTCCGATGGAGATGTCTTCGACCTCGCGGCGCTACTCATTCTTGGGCGAATGGTCGCCCGGCATCTGTACGACCTAAGACTTGCTCTGCAGTCTCAACCGCCGTTTGGCAGCAAGCTCGGACGTCGGAGCGGGCCATGAGCGTCCCCAATCCCGATCAGCTGGGATCAGTCTCTCGCAGACTCGCATCCTGCATCCGCATGCTGCTGAGCCCCAACGATAGCGAGCGCGCCGCCGCGATACTTGGCGTCCAACGAACCCGGCGGACCATCAGCGAGGATAGAAGCGTCGACATTCATGCCCTCGCCGATCGCATCGAAAAATCGAACGGCGGTCTGAGCGACGCCGACAAGCAAAGGATACGCGCCGAGATCGAGAACGCCCGCGCCGTTGGTTACGCCGAAGGCGTCCAGGCGGCGGAGGCCAGGCAGCATGGGACCGGCGCGTTCCGCAACACTGATGGAACGCTTGAATGGACCGAGGTCGCGCTCTTTGTGCAGCGTCAGAAGCACCGGCTCGATATCAAGCACCACGAGTTCATCGACGATATGGCGTCGCGGACCGTCTACGGGCGCGAGCCGACGCCGCGGCAGCATCAATATCTCCACAGCCTGTTCTACAAACTTGGAGGAAAGGTCACATGAGCCCGCAACCACAAGCCAATACGGCGCCCAGCGAGCTCGATGCCGCGCTCGATTACGCGCGCCGGGGCATTCCGGTCTTTCCCACCAATCCGCTCGACAAGAAGCCGCTCACTCCAAACGGCTTCAAAGACGCGACCGTGGACGAGGACCAAATCCGCACTTGGTGGACACGATGGCCGAACGCGATGGTTGCCGCGCCCACTGGATCTGCCAGCGGCATGTGGGTGATCGACCTCGATGTCGACCCCGTGAAGAAAGTCGACGGCATGGCGACGCTCGCCCAGCTCATCACACAGCGTGGCGAGATACCGAAGACGCTGATGACG